AACAAACATGCCGATGTGCCTGACGCTTTCGCCCAGCTTGCGGAGTACGCAGAAGGGATGACAGGGGCTTCGGTACAGATTATCAAGCGTCCGTGGTAAAACAAAGAACCCCCGGCTGGGCTGCACCGGGGATTCTCTGCGAAAGGAGTGATTCTATGGAAGAAAGCGCAACGGAATGAACCACCGCAGGAAAGCATCTTTAGTATAACCGATTTTTGGAATTATTTCAAGGTGTCGGCTTCAAAATATAGAGTTTTTAGTTGACAAGAACTTCAATATATGGTAGTATTTATCGTGAAATAGCAGATACTTTGCTATGAGCGCATGATTGCGAATGGGGCGAAAGCCTTTTGCGGTCATGCGATTTTTGTTTGAAAGGAGGTCAATCCCCGATGCCTGACGAGATCGAGAACGAGGTTCAGGAACAGCAGGGTTCCATTCTGGAAGCCGAAACAGCCGGGGCGTTTACGCTTTATTCCGGGAATCTGTTCGGACGAAAGAAGATTGAAACCGGGGTTGACGAGATCAACCGGGCGAACCTGATCCGGGTTTTGAGTCGTGCGCTGGCGATTCACCACAAGAACGCCGGGGAGATTGATTACCTCTATGACTATATGCGGGGCAAGCAGCCGATTCTGGCTCGGAACAAAAAGGTGCGCCCGGAAATCTGCAACAAGGTGGTAGAAAACCATGCTGCGGAGATTACGCAGTTCACCAGCGGGTATTTCCTTGGGGAACCGCTGACATACGTGCGCCGGGGGGATCGGCAGAACACCCCTGTTGAGATTAAGACGCTGAATGACTTCATGTTCTATGAGGACAAGGAAAGCCATGACAAGGAACTCGCTGATTGGATGGCAATCGGCGGGATCGGCTACCGGATGAGTCTCCCGGACAAGGAAGTCGAAGATTTTGAGGATGATTCTCCCTTTGAACTCGATACGCCCGATCCCCGGAAAACCTTTGTGGTTTATCATTCCGGGTTCGGTCACAAGCCGATGATGGCGTGTCAGGAGATCGTCAAGGAAAAGGATGACGGGAGCCTTGAGTTCCTTTGCTGCGGATACACGAAGGACTACTACTTTGAAGTCCTGAACGAAAGTTCGATCCGCACATGGAAGCCCCATTCCCTTGGGTGTATCCCGATCTTTGAGTATCGGCTGAACATGATGCGGATGGGTAGTTTTGAGCCAGCGATCCCGTTGCTGGACGCTATCAACAACATCATGAGCAACCGGATTGACGGTCTGGAACAGTTCATCCAGAGTTTCCTGAAATTCGTGAACTGCGAGATTGACGATACGGCGGTTGAGAAGCTTCGGAAGATGGGCGCAATCGTCATCAAGTCTGCTAACGGGCAGCTTGCGGATGTGCAGCTTGTAAGTCAAGAACTCAATCAGGAGCAGACCCAATGTATGGTCGATTACCTGTACGATCAGGTACTTGTGATCTGCGGGATGCCGACCACGACCAAGGGCGGTAAATCGACCTCTGACACAGGTCAGGCGGTGTTCCTGCGGGATGGTTGGTCGCAATGTGAAGCGAGGGCGAAGGACACGGAACTGCTGTTCAAAAAGAGCGAGAAAGCGTTCCTGCGCCTTGTGCTTCACATCATCAAGGAGAACATGGAGTTCAACCTGAAACTGTCCGAGGTCGAGTGCAAATTCACCCGTAGGCAGCATGACAACCTGCTGACCAAGACCCAAGCCCTGACGCAGATGCTTCAGGCTGGGATCGCCCCGGAGGTTGCGATTTCCACCTGCGGATTGTTCAACGATCCGATGGATGTGGTGGCGCAGAGCAAGCCCTACTTGCAGAAGTGGGAGTACAAGCCCCTGACCGCCCCGGTGGACGAAACGCCCGAAGATGACAACGACCCGGAGGACGATGACGCATGAACCCGTACCGACACGCCGACAAAGCCCTGAAAACGCTGAAAGGTGAAATGGAAGCCGAGTTCCAGAATTTCTCCACCACGGTGGGGTTCGATGAACTGAACTTCCTCGACCTGAAGAAAAGTGTGGAAGGGCTTTACAACCGGATCGACAAGGCGGTACGGCGGGAGTTCCGCAAGGTTGCCAGACAGGTTTACCGGGACGCTGAAGATGAAGCAATGCTCCCCCATGGAGAGTTTGCGACAGGGCTGTTCCTAATCGCCATGCTCAAGCGGTTTGATCCTGTGACGCAGTATGTGTACCTGAATGAATGGACACGGAAGCGGGATCGGCTGGTAGAAAGCCTGATGGCATCAAGTGGGAACCAGCAGATGAGGGAAGCCCTGCAACGGGCTTTGCACCTGATGAGCGATCAGGTTCGGCAGGAAGCCGACAACCTGACGGACGAAGCGAGACACGATGCTTTTGTGGCTGCGGGGATCGAGAAAGTCAGATGGATTGCGGAACACGATGAAAAGACCTGCAAGACCTGTCGTGAACGTGACGGGCAGGTGTACGGGATCAACGAAGTCCCGGAGAAGCACCGCCATTGCAGATGCTACCTTGTAGCGGTGAAGTGATTTTAGACGGGCATTGCCCGTTTGAGATACCGGAGAGAACCGGGTTATTAAACTCAAACCGGAGAGAACCGGACAAACGCACCATAAAAATCATCAGAGAAGATGTAAAAACGCAAGGAGGAATTACACATGGCTTTCGATTGGACAAAGGTTGAAGGGTACAAGGAGGAAATGACTCCTGAAGAAAAGTTGGCACTTCTGGACAACTACAATGACCCGGAACCCGCCCCCAAGAATGACCCGGCTCCTACACCGACCCCTGACCCGAAGAATGATCCTGCCCCTGCTCCGAAAGGCGGTATGGTCAGCAAGGCGCAGTTCGACAAGGTATCGAGCGAACTCGCTGCTGTGAAGAAACAGCTTCGTGGAAAGATGACAGAGGATGAAGCCAAGGAATTGGAACGGCAGCAGCATCAGGAGGAAATGGAAACCGAACTGAACAACCTGCGCCGGGAAAAGGCTCTGGCTGGCTACAAAGCGTCCTATCTGTCGCAGGGGTACGATGAGCAGCTTGCGGAAGAAGCTGCTACCGCCATGGTAGACGGTGACATGGAAACCGTCTTTGCCGTGATGAAGAAACAGAGCGTCAATGCTGAAAAAGCAATGAGGGCGAAAATCCTTAAAGAAACGCCTGTCCCCCCGGCAAGCGATGACCCCAATGACGAGAAGAAAAAGCAGGAGGAACAGAAAAAGCTTCGTGGCTATTTCGGGCTTCCTACCTGACAAAAACAAGGAGGTAAAAGACAATGCCTAACTCTATTGCTCTGGCGCAGAAATATCTGCCGATGCTGGATGAAGTCTATAAGGCTTCCGCAAAAGCAGCTATCCTCGATGCGACCAAGGTCGATATCGTGGGTGGCAACACCGTGAAGGTGTTCAAGACCGCCATGGATGGCATGGGTGACTACTCCCGGAACAACGGTTTCGTGGATGGTTCCGTGACCGGAACGTGGGAAACCCTGACTCTGACCAAGGATCGTGGACGCTCCTTCCAGATCGACCGCATGGACAACGAGGAAACCCTCGATCTGGCGTTCGGTACGCTGGCTGGCGAGTTTATCCGCACCAAGGTCGTTCCCGAAGTGGATGCCTACACCTTTGCGAAGATGGCGGGAACCACTTCCATTCTGGCGGGTACTCCCGCTGATATCACGGTCGGAACCACCGATGTTCCTTCCCTGATCGAAGATGCCGAAAAGGATATGAACGAAGCGGAAGTTCCCGAAGAAGGTCGTATCCTGTTCATCTCCGAAACCGCTTACGCTGGTCTGAAGAACAAGATTGTTCGTCAGACCCTGAACGGTGACGAGAATATCAACCGTATGGTTGAAACCTTCGATGGGATGAGGATCATCCGTGTCCCGCAGACCCGGTTCTATACCGCTATTACCCTGTACGATGGCACGACCAGCGGACAGGAAGCTGGCGGTTATATCGGAACCGCCACCACGGGCTACAAGATCAACTTCCTGATCGTGCATCCCTCTGCGGTGTGCAAGGTCGTGAAGCACGTTCTGCCCCGTATCTTTACCCCGGACGAGAACCAGAAAGCCGATGCGTGGAAGTTCGACTACCGTCTGTACCACGATATGTTTGTCTATGACAACAAGGTAAAGGGAATTTACCTGCATCGTGGCAGCACCGCCCTGTGATGACGGGGAGGGGTTTGAGATGGCAGAAATGCTCACTCCCAACGGTCTGGTGGTCGGTCTGATCCCGGACGAACTGCTGAAAGCGAAGGAGAAACCGGAGCAGAAGCAGGAAGATGCCCCCGCCGATAAAGCGGAGGGAAAACGCACAGGTCGGCAGAAAGCCGATAAATGAGACTAACAAGGTAGGTGCTTCGTGATGCAGCAGATGACAACGGCTGAAAAACTCGCAATGGTTAAATCCATGATGGGTATCACCGACACTTCGGAAGATACTGTCATCACGAACTACCTTACCTGTGCGGAACGGGAAATCCTTACGTGGCGGTACTCCTACGGCACGATTCCTGAATCGGTTCCCGTGGAGTACGAAATGACACAGATTCACGCTGTTCTCGCCGGGTACAACCTGCGGGGTGCGGAGAACCAGACCTCCCATAGTGAGAATGGGATCACCCGATCCTTCTCCTACACGGATATGGTCAGGTACATTCGCAACAACGTGATCCCGCTTTGCAAAGTGCTGTGAGGTGAGTGTCATGCGGTGTATGGAACGGAACAAGGTGGAGTTCTGGTACGCTCCCTACGCTGGTCATACCCACCGGGTTGACGAGTATGGGAACGAATTGAACGAAACTGAAGTGAGTTACGGAAACCCCGTCAAATGTAAGGGCAATATCTCCGCAGCCCGTGGAGAAACCGTTTCCCGTTTATTCGGAGAAGCCGAGGAATACGAAAAGGTTATCGTCCTTGATGATCCCCGGACTCCTATCACGGAATACGATGTGCTTTGGGTAGACACCGTTCCTGCGGTGGTTCCCGATCCTGAACCAGAACCGGAACCTGAACCCGACCCGGAACCTGATACCCCGGATGGTCAGGGGGTAGAAGATGACGGAGAGGATGAAGGTGACGGGCAGGAGGAAACTCCGGTTCAGGAGGAACCCCAGCAGCAGGAACCCGGTTCGCTTGTGGTCGATGAGAACGGAGAAATCCTCACTCCATGGGATTATATCGTCAAGAAGGTCGCAAGAAGCCTGAACAGCGTATCCATTGCTATTGCGAAGGTGAATGTCCAATGAAGAAAATCTCGATGGATTTAAGCCTTGAGAGCGTCCGAAAGGCACGTATCGAGGTCGAGAGATACCGGGATGATCTCGCAAGAAAGACAGAACTCCTTCGCCAGAAAGTCGGTATGGCAATCGCTTGGACAGCAGCCGATGGATTCTCCCACGCTATCGTGGATGACCTGATAAACGGCGAGAAACGCTACGCACAGGTCGATGTGGTAGTGAATGAGGAAGGAGATACCACGGTGATCCTTGCAAACGGCGCAGATGCGGTGTTTGTGGAGTTCGGCGCAGGTGTGAAAAACAACGGGAGCATGGGTACTTCCCCACATCCGAAGGGCGCAGAACTTGGGTTCACAATCGGCAGTTACGGACAGGGGAACGGACGCAAAGAAGTGTGGGGTTTTTACGAAGGGGGACAACTCATGTTGACGCATGGTACTCCCGCTTCAATGCCGATGTACCGTGGCGTAAAACAAGCCTGTGACCATATCGCAGAGATCGCAAGGGAGGTATTTCAATCGTGATTGATATTGAAAATGAATTGTTCCGAATCCTCGCCACGAAGCTTCGGGCAAGATATTCAAATATCTTTATCACGGGGGATTACGCTATCGTACCTCCCAGCTTCCCTTGTGTATCCATAGTGGAGATGGACAACACGCCGTACCGAAAAACGCAGACGCAGAATGATATGGAAAACCATGTCACCGTCATGTATGAGGTCGATGTGTTCTCCAACAAGACCAGCGGAAAGAAATCCGAGTGCAAGGCGATTATCGCCCTGATAGACGAGGAAATGCTAAAGCTGGGATTTGACCGTACCTTCCTGAATCCTCTCCCTAATCAGGAGAACACTACGGTGTACCGGATGAAGGGCAGGTACGTAGCGGTAGTATCCAAAGACCAAGTAATTTACAGGAGGTAAAAAGCTATGGCTATCAGCACCTACAAAGTCTTTCTGATGAAAGCAAGTGGTGGAACCTATACCAAGCTGATCGACATCAAGGATTTCCCTGATCTCGGCGGTGCGCCCGAAATGCTGGAAACCACCACGCTGTCGGACAAGATGCAGACCTACATCCCCGGCATCCAGAGCAATGATGCGCTGGAGTTCACCTGCAACTACACAAAGGCTGACTACACGACCCTCAAGGCTCTTGAGGGAACCACGGGTAGCTACGCTGTGTGGTTCGGTGGCACAGAGTCCGGTGGTGTGCTGACCCCCGATGGCAGCAACGGCAAGTACAAGTTCGATGGCGAACTGTCCGTTCATATCACGGGCGGTGGCGTGAATGAAGTTGTTGGCATGAGTGTCAGCATCGCTCCTTCCACCGTGATCGAAGCCGATTCGTAATCGGCGGTGATCCCATAATCTTGAATCTGGGGCGGGGGCTACCCGGCTCCCGCCCTATAATCTTCAATCTTTCAATCAATTAAGGAGGAAATTTCTATGAGTAAGCAGCTTCGGTTCACCTACAAGGACAAGGAATACTGTCTGGAATTTACCCGCCGTTCTGTCGAGACAATGGAGCGTAACGGCTTCATTGCCAACGATATCCGGGAAAAGCCCATGACCACGCTTCCCGCCCTGTTCGCTGGTGCGTTCCTCGCCAATCATCGGTTTGTGAAAGCCGACCTGATTAACGAGATTTACGACCACATGACCAACAAGACGGAACTGATCGGCAAGCTGGCAGAGATGTACAACGAGCCGATTATGGCTATGGTGGATGACCCGGACGAGAACGCCGAGGGAAACGTAAGCTGGACAGCCAGCTTCTAATCTCGGAAGCCACGCTGTCCAAGATCAGGGGGAACGAACAGGAGGACGGTTCTGCTCCCCCCTTCTCTTATTCAGAACAATTCCGCAAGCTGTTCCCGCAATATCTGGCAATCGGAATGTCGGAAGAACAGTATTGGGATCGGGATTGTGAATTGGTCAAGGCTTTCCGGGAAGCCGACAACATTCGGAAAGAACGGATGAATCAGGAGTTATGGCTGCAAGGGATGTATTTCTACGAAGCCCTGTGTGATGTAGCCCCGATCATCCGGGCGTTCGCCAAGAAGGGGACAAAGCCCCATAAGTATCCATCTGAACCCTATGCCCTGACAAACAAAGAGCAGCAGGAGAAGCAGGAAGCTGCTGAAAAGGCTGCGTTTGAAAAGGGATTGGCGAAGATGGAAGCCCTGACCAAGAGAATGAACATGAAATTTGGACGCAACGAGGAAAAGGAAGTGACGGACAATGCCGACAACTGTTGATTCCCTTGCTATTGAAGTAAACGCTCAAAGCAAAAACGCTTATGACGGTATAGATAAGCTGGCAAAGTCTCTTGAAAAAGTGGAAAGGGCGTTGTCCAAGTCCGGTGGGACTTGGGGCGATCTTGTCACGCTTGCCAATAATACCGCTACGGCTGCGGAACGGTTCGCCAAGATCGGGGACGCTCCCAGCAAGATCATCGACCTGTCCATTGCCCTGAACGAACTTGGAAAGGTCAAAAAGGTTGACCTGACCTCGGTTGCGAATAACATTACCTCCATTGGTACGGCATCGAATACTGTCGGAGCCAACGTGGGACAAAAGCTGACCAATCTGGCAACGGGACTTTCGTCCCTTGCCGGGGTCGGCAAAATTCATATCAACGCATCTGTCGGAGAAGGAATCGCTTCGATCAACGATGCCCTGAATAAACTGAATGTGAATAACCTTCCTAAGATTGACCGGGTAGCCACGGCGTTAAGCGGTCTGTCGGTATTGCAGGGGATTCGGATTCCCGCCAATATCGCTAACCAGCTTGTAAACATCGGCGTGGCTACCGAGCAGTTGCAGGGAATTGATTTTAGCCCGATCTCCCAGCTTGCCACGGCGGTTCAGCCGTTGAGCCAGATCGGAAAGGTGAATCTCGGCAGCATTTTCAATCAGTTGCAGAGACTTCCTGATATCTTTACCGCCCTGCAAGGGGTGGATATGGACGCTTTCGCAGAGTCCATCCAGAAATTGACAAATGCCCTGTCCCCGCTGGCAACGCAGTTGACCGCTATCGGAACAGGGATTAACAACCTGCCGGGAGCCATGAACCGGGCAGCACAGGCAACAAACCACCTGTCCGAGTCCACACGGGGCGCAGCCGGGAGTTATACAGACTTCTATCACCAACTGAAACTTGCCTATACGGGTGTCCGCAGGATCGGTCGGAGGATTGCGGAATGGATTGACCAGAGCAACCAATACATCGAAAACATGAACCTGTTCAACGCTTCTATGGGCGAATACGCCAAGCAAGCGCAGGATTATGCCGAGAAGGTTGGCGATCTGGTTGGTATCGACCCCGGACAATGGATGCGGAATCAGGGCGTATTCATGACCCTCGCCACGGGCTTCGGCGTTGCCGGGGATCGGGCGTATGTGATGAGCCAGCAGTTGACCCAGCTTGGGTACGACCTGTCCTCCTTCTTCAACCTGCCGTTTGAGGACGCTATGCAGAAGCTTCAATCCGGTATCTCCGGTGAATTGGAACCCCTGCGTAGACTTGGTTATGACTTGAGTCAGGCTCGGCTGAAAGCCATTGCCCTGAAACTCGGTATTGATGAAACCTTCAACAGCATGACTCAAGCCGAGAAAGCCCAGCTTCGGTATTACGCCATTATGGAGCAGGTTACGACCGCCCACGGAGATATGGCGAGAACGCTGAACGCCCCGGCGAACCAGCTTCGTGTGCTGAAAGCGCAGGTTTCTATCTGTGCAAGGGAACTCGGTAACGTGTTTATCCCGATCCTGAACGCTATGCTTCCTGCCCTGATTGCCGTTGCCAAGGCGATCCGGGTGGTTGCTGCTGCAATCGCAAGCCTGTTCGGATTTGAACTCCCGGAGGTCGATTATTCCGGGATTCAGGCTGCTGCGGGTGGAATTGACGATATCGGCGGTGCTGCTGACTCCGCTGGTGGGAAGGTCAAGAAACTGAAGTCCTACCTGATGGGATTTGACGAACTGAACATCCTCGATGCTTCCGATGATTCCGGTGGCGGTGGAGGTGGCGGGGGCGGTGGTTCCGGTTCCGATTGGGATTGGGATTTGCCGACCTATGATTTCCTTGACGGTCTGGTTGGTTCCGCTGTGGACAGTATCTATAACAGCATCAAGCCCGTTATAGATTATATCAAAGAACATCTGACTTCTTTCCTCGGTATTGTCGGCGCAATCGGCGCAGCTATCGCCGGGTGGAAGATGGCAACAAGCCTGACGGGTTGGCTGTCTAAACTTGGCGGGTGGATCGCCACGGGAGCGATTATCGCCATTACCCTGCAAGCAACATGGCATTTGACCAACCAATACCTTGAAACCGGGGATATTGGCTGGTTGTTTGCGGATGCCCTGACCACGGCGGTCGGCTCTACGGCTGCGTGGGCGATTGCGAAGAAACTGGTCGGTGGCAAGGCTGGTACGTGGGCTGCGGTAATTACGCTGTCCCTGTCCGCATTGACAGGAATTAAGGCTTTGATCGACAACCCGGATGTAAGCGCATTTAGCGTGGAAACAATGGCAACCTCTTTGGTGAACGCCCTGAAAGCTGGGGCTGCGGTCGGTATCGGTCTGAAAGCCACGACAGGGCTTGGAGTTAAGGGAATCCTGACAAAAGCTGGCGGTGCTGCGCTGGTATTCTTCGGTGCATCTGTTGGTCTGAAAACCATTCTGGATAAAAACGTAGAAACTTTCTCCAAGGAACACCTGATTAACACGGCTATTTCTGGTCTGGCTGTTTTCGGCGGTCTGCTGGCTCTGGGTGTAGGAGCAACCACGGCTGGTCTGGCAGCATTGGTTACGGCTGCTGCCGTTGTCGGTCTGAAACTGCTTGTCGGCAATAAAGATGATGTAAAGGTCGTTCCGAATTGGGGAAACATTGTTTTAACCGTTGCTCAAACAAAACAAATGGTTGAAAAGCTGTTTACATTAAACGTTCGTGCTACGGCTACTGTTGTTGAAACCACGGTAACAAATCTCGACAAGATCAATGAACAGTTGACCGCCGACATGACTTCTTTTGAGGGCAAATTGCAGCCGATTCTACTGGGGTGTGAACTTCAGGACAAGGAAACTCTTGTGGCTGATTTGCAGACACAGATTGACGCTATTGTTGGCGAATTTAAGGATCAGAGCGGTGCTGCAAAAGATGTTATCGAATTGGGTGTCAGCCTTGTAAAGCCGAAAGATTCCGAAGGAAACGACCTTGATGCCAAGCAGATGCTTGAAGCGTTCGGCATGGGTCAGACCGCTATGAATGAAGCCATTGATGAATTGGGAAGCACCTTATCTAACCTGCTTGCCAAGAGTATTACAGATGGTTTGAGCGATCAGGAACAGATCATGCTTGAAGGTATCACAGAATTGATGAGCAATTTGAGCAAACGGTTGGCACAAGCGGATGCTGCTGGTGAGTTTGCGGGTGCTGTCAAGGTTAGCCTGATGGATGTGGACGAAAGTACCTTCTCGGAAGCAATTAAGCAGTTTGGTGAACTAAAAGATAGTGTAACGAGAAGTATGACCACAATCGAAACCAAGTCCTATTCCGCTTTCAAAGCACAGCGGGATAACCTTGCTGATACCATTGAATATTATAAGAAAAACAGTATGGAATACCCGGCAACATGGCAGGAAGCCTTGGATGCCATGGATGAAACGCTTGCTAATTGGAACCCCGAAGAATCTATCAATCAGGCGATTGACGGTGCAGTAGAACCTGCCAAGAAAGAATTTGTTGATGCGTTCCACAAGATTTTTGATGGAGTCATGGCTTCCGATGTAATGGGTAAAGGATCGGTAGACACGATCAGAGGTTGGCTCGGAAACGCTTTTATGTGGGCTACCGAAGAATATGATACTTCTGCCCTTGCCAAGTCCTTTGATGATCTGCTTTCTGACGCTTTGTACCAGATGAATATCGAGAATCCTGCAATCTTTGAAGCGAAGGAAGCGTTCAACCTGACGAATTGGGAAGTCATCGGTGAAGAAGCACAGATTCAGATAGTAAATGAAATGCGGAAAGCGTTCGGTGACGAACGGACGAAGCAGGTGCTTGCCGAACTTGGATATGAGATTCCTTCCACGATTGCCGATGAGATGAACGCTCATTCCTATGAGTTCGGGGAAACTGCGGGGCAGTACGTTACTAATTTTGTTGATACATGGAACGGTTTGGAAACCGAGTTCTACAACGCAGGTGATGGAGCCATTGCCGTTGTGCAGGATGGTATGCAGGTCGGCATTATGGCAAGAGAAGATGCGCTGGACACTCTGTACAGGACGCTCGGCGCAGATGCGGTGTCTGCCCTGCTCGATGGGACGGACGATGAAATGGAAGCCAGCCGGGAAGCCTTAAATACGATCTTCGGAACAGAGAGCATGGAAGCCAAGAAAGCCCTTGCTAAGAAGATTTTTGAAAACATGGGCTATTCCGTTGTAGACGGTCTGGTGTCTGGTACGAACAGCGAAATGAACGCCAAGGCTTCTGAACTACTGAAAATCTTCGGCATCCCGGAGGACGAGATGAGGGCTGCTGCGGATATTCATTCCCCGTCCGGTGTGTTCAAAACTCTCGGTCAGGCGTTGGTTGACGGTTTGATTGCTGGTTTAGGAACCCTGTCCGCAAGCGTGGTTGTGGCTCTGGCGGTTGTAACAATCGCTGCGGTAGCCATGGTCGCAGCCACAATTACGGCTTTCAACAAAGTTAAGACCGATGGTGTAAAACCCTTTACGGAAATGGTCAAGGGCATCGAAAGTGCCATGAAACCTATGGAAGCTTGGGTTACGACCAACGTTGTTACTCCAATTCTTGCCAAGTTTATGACCTTGAAGGACAAGGGAACCGAATACTTTAAGAAACTGAAGGATGACACACAGGCAGCTTGGAAGCCGATGGATAGTTGGTTTGGAAGCTACGTTACGATCCCGTTGACTAATCGTTTCAATCAGTTGAAAGTTACGCTGACAACGATTATGACCCAGACGGTTACGGCGATTCAGACTACATGGAAGCCCGTATACGATTGGCTGAACACGAACTTCGCTGAAAAGGTAAAAGCAAGGTTTGAAAAGCTGAAACAGGAAGTCGTGGATTCCATGAACAAGGCGGTCACGGAAACCCAGACGAAATGGAAGCCGATGGACAGTTGGTTTGAATCGAATGTGTTTACGCCGATCACCAACAAAGTCACGAACCTCAAGACCCGGATTGTTCAGGCGTTCTCGGATGCCTACCGGGATGTGACGAACGCTTGGAAGCCGATTGGAACTTGGGTCGAAGCAAATGTGGTTGTGCCGATCAGCAATAAGGCAGCAACAATCAAGGCTACCCTGACAGGTGCTTTTACGGACGCTTACAAAGCCGTGACCGAGAAGTGGATTCTGATCGGGAATTGGTTTGAAACCAATGTGGTGACGGTGCTTTCCAACAAGATGACCTCGCTCAAGACCGCTATGGTCGGTGCGTTTACAAGTGCCGTAACGGATATTGAAACGAGCCTGACCGCTTTCATGACATGGGTACAGACCAACGTGGTGGATGTGATGAGCAAGAAAGCAACCGCCATGAAGGAGGACTTGAAAAAAGCTTTCAACGATGCCCTCTCGGACTTCAAGACCGGATGGGGCGGGTTGCCTGATTGGATCAACACGAACGTAGTCCAGCCGATGAAGGATAAGTTCACCAAGGACGCTCCTTTCAAGAAGGTCGGTGAACAGATGGCGAAGGACTTCAAGGCTGGTCTGGAAAGTGTGACCATGCCGACCCTTGAAGCCAAGGTTGACCTGAAGCGTGGGAATTGGGACAAAGCGAACGCCACTAATGCTGATGCCATGAAAGCATGGATTGGCTCGACCACGGTGGACAGCTTCCTGAACCTGAAGAAAGGCGATACGTGGGTGGATGTGCCGAAGTCCGAAACGGTCACGATCACCGTGAACATCAAAAAGGGTACGGGTGTTGGAGATTCCATTAAAAAGACCTTGCATGATGATTTCGGAATCGACCTGTGGGCTGGCGGTGGTTTCCCGCCTGTCGGACAACTGTTTATCGCCCGTGAAGCCGGGGCTGAATTGGTCGGTAACATCGGCGGTCGGACAGCGGTTGCCAACAACGAACAGATTGTATCCGGTATCGCAACGGGCGTTCGGGACGCTAACAGCCCGGTGGTGGATGCCATTAACACCCTGATCGGCGTGGTGCAGGGGATCGACCCCACGGTGCAGATCGGGGATGACGAAATCGGACGGGCGAACGAACGCTACACCCGGAAACGGGGCGTGAACGTGAACAGCGGAGCCTTTGCCAACGCTTATTAAGGAGGGATGAACCATGGCAGCGTTTATCAAAATCAATGACTTGGAGTGTCCTTTTCCGAAGCGTGGTTTGAGCCTGATGACCGCTACGCTGGTGGACGCAGCCCGGAACGCCAACGGCGTGACCGTGGGGCAGAAGATCGGGCGGGATCAATACAAGATTGACTCCCTGATCTGGGCTGCGCTTACCGCCCAGCAATGGAGCGCAATCCTGAAGGAGTTTGCCAACGGGTTTTACGCTAACGTGACATTCCCGGACATGGTGAACAACGATTGGAAAACCCTCAAAATGTACCCCGGTGATCGGACAGCGGAACCCTATTGGGTGGACGATAACACCGGGCTTCCGACCCTGTACATCAACTGCAAGGTCAATATTATCGACACAGGCGAGTAAGGAGGGATTGCCGTGAAAGAGGTCAGCAACGCCTACAAGCGGGACATGAAACAAATCCTCCGCAATCCTTCCTACGTGAAGCTTGTTTTCCAGAACGTAGATACCAGCGCAGCCGGGGACGGATATTGGGATGACAACGGTCACGAAGCCTATTCCGAAACCGACACGCTGGACTACGAACGCATTTACGGGCGCACGATGGCAACCCTTGAACTGAACAGGTGGACGCTGGACGGAGCCTACGACATTTACAACCCCGCAAAAACCTATATTGACGGATTTACTTCCAGCCTTTTGAGTGACGCAAACGGCGAGTTCGACACGGCTCCGACCCTGTTCCGGGAGTTCTCGGCATATCATTCCATGGCTGGTCTGACGATCCTGTTTGACAGCCGGGAAGTAAGCTGCCCGTTGCTTTGTAATATCATTTTCTACAAAGATGGAGAGGTTGTGCTGAATGAAACCATAGACCACCCGAACAGCGTGGAAGTCATTACCACCGACCCGGTGGAAAGCTATGACAAGATCGTGATCTCCCCGACCTATATGCTGCCGTATCACCGCTTCCGGGTAGAGGAAGTGTATTTCGGAGTGATCCAGCGGTTCACGAACAAGGACATTATCACCCTGAACCGGACGCACGATGTTGATCCCCTGTCCCGGAGACTTCCGAAGGAAGAACTGAATTTCACGATCCTTGACTTTGAGCATCGGTACGACCCGGACAACCCGAAGGGCTGGTACGTGTACGTGGAGGAAAAGGCTCCTGTCCAGATCGCTTTCGGCTATGAACTGAATGACGGGACGATTGAGTGGCTTGACCCGAACCTGTACCTGCTGGATGCCAAGCCGATGACGAACAACGCCCGTGTGAATTTCACAGCGAGTTCCCTGCTCGGCAGTATGACGGGAACCTACTACAAGGACACGGTAGGAACTAAGAACCTGTACGACATGGCAGAAGCGATCCTGATTGACGCAGGGCTGACCAAGACCCCCAGCGGTGAGAACCCGTGGATCATAGACGAAACCCTGAAGGATATGTACACCACGGCGGTGCTTCCGGTGGACACCCACGCCAACAACCTGCAACGGATCGCCCACGCAGCCCGGTGTACGCTCTACACGGACAGCAACAACATTGTACGGATCGCTCCGTTCGGCGTAAGCATTGTCGGTATCTATGAGGGTGAAACCACGGACAACGGGCATGAAGTGTTCAGCGAGTGGGACACGACCGGAACCGGGAACCCGAACAACCGGACATACGCTACGCTGGAACTGAACCGCTGGGTGCTGTCCAACAACAGCCAGCAGGATATCCTGCCCGACAGCGATTACGCCAAGTATGGCTATATAAGCAGCTATGTAAGTGACGCAGACGGGTATTACGCCACGAACCCGGTGTTTGAGCGTGAGTTCGACAATATGTGCGACCTGAACGCATTACGGCTGCGGTTTGACAGCGCAACGGACGAATGGGTGCGGTCGTTCATGGTCGAGTATTACCGCAACGGCGTTCTGGTGGACACCCAGATCGTGACCGATATTGCGGAAGTGGAAGCCCTTGCCACCAGCAGCAACGCCAACCTCATCAACAAGGTGCGAGTAACGATCCTGAAAGCTGCGCCGTACCGGAGATGCCGGGTGGAGCGTGTGTACTTCCGTACCTCTGACTTTATGCTGGACTTTACCTCGATTGTGGAACGGTCGCAGGTTATTAGCAAGATTGACAGGCTCAAGAGCATCAGCGTAGCGCAGTATGCCTACGTGGAAGGGACAGAGAACATCGTCCTGTACGCTGCGACCTGCACGAAGGAAACGCTGCACGTTGAGTTCGGTCAGCCCGTAAAAAACGTTTCGATCACGGTAACGGGCGGGACGCTGGTTGATTCCGAGGTATACGGACGGGCTGCTGATCTGACAATGACAGCGGGAACGAAGATCGTGGAAATCCGGGGCTATCCCCTGACGGAAACGAACGAAGTGACCAAGACCCTGATCCATTCCACGGGCGAGGAAGATGTGGAAGAAAACACCCTGATTACCTCGGACGAGATGCGGGAAGCCCTGACGAGCCATGTGACTTCTTACCTGTCCATGAGAAGCACCTACGATGTGCAGTACAGGGGCAACCCGGAATTGGAAGCCGGGGACATTATCGGGATGCAAACCCGGTACACAGACGATATGGATGTGTTGATTCTGGTGGACGAAATCACCTTCAACGGGGCGATTTCGGGAGTATTAAAAGCAAAGGGGTTGGCGTAAATGATTATTGACGAGTTGATTTTCGACAGAACCGCAGACGATGTGGAACGGGTCAAGGTACTCAAAGACCAGATCATGAGCGAGGGATTGGACAGCCTGACTCCTTCGGAGAAAGCGGAATACCTCGCCGGGATGAAGGGAGCCTACAACGCCACGGATATGAACCGGGTGGGTACGGCGGTGCAGTATATCGCCCAGCGGATGATCCAGCTTCCGATTGACCTGCAAACCTACCGGGAAAACAACGGCGTGGGCGAGGATCATATCTTCGACCTGCCCTACGATACCGCAGATATCGTGGTGAATCCTAAGACCGATTGGAGCGTCAGCGATATTCCCACGGTGACGCAGATTAAAACCTATCTGGGAAACATCTCCAATCTGCGCTCGATCCTGACGCTGCCAAGCGGTACTCCGTCCCCGCCCTCGACCCTGAACGGCATGACCTATACGACCGCCAACAACCTTGAAAGGATTCTGTGGGTGGTCTATCAAGCCCTGCTCCAAGTTGAGAGCGAAGCGTATGACCTGATCGACCGGGCTGCTCTTGACAGGTGGCACTCCGATGAGTTCTACGCCAACGAAATCTAACGGAAAGGAGGAACCCCCTTATGAAAGACAGTATTCTCAACGGTTCTGGCGATAGCCGATACCTGAAAAGTTCGATCCCGCCCGGAACCACTTGGGCTGATGCCCTGACCATGCTGATTAACGGTACGTTCCCGGTAGATTTCAACGGGATCAACGTAGCCGGGTTTACACAGGTCGGTACGCCCTACAACAAAGCCAATGTGCTGACGGACGCATTGGCAGAGCGCATGGAACTCGATGGAACGGCAACGCCCCTCGACTTCCTTACGGCGTTGACAGAGTGGATTGAGATGATCGCAGCAAACAGCTTCTACTGCCCCGTGGGGCTGGACGGTGACGATCTTCTGATTGATGACTCTGGTGACTTTATTC